GAGAAAAGCACTATGAGATTGATACAAAGAATGACATGGAATACGCCTGAAATGGCTTAATATGTATGAATTTATGGGAAGAGCAAGAGTGGCTCTTATTTTTTTGTCTTGAAATAAGTTGTGATTGAAAAATGGTTGGTTTTCCTATGCACAACCTTTGAACGATTAATATAAACCTATCGTTCAAAGATTATATAGAAAATCAAATCATATATATTCATATCAATTCATATATATATCGTTGAAAATACGGGTGAAATATGCTATAATATTTAATGAATTGATAATGTCAATGGAGGTTCGTATGCTTAATACTAATGAAGACAGATGGATTGGAATCGAAGATGCTTCTGAATACTTAGATGTAAATAAAGATACAATACGAAATTGGATAAAAAAAGAAGAATCAGGTATACCCGCACATAAAATAGGAAAGCAGTGGAAGTTTAAAAAATCTGAACTAGATGATTGGGTAAAAAGTGGTAAGAGTGCAATTGAATAGTTACTAGGAGGGTTATTATGCGAACAATGCTTTTGAGCTTCAAAGCAGATGTTTATAAAAAAGTATTATCAGGTGAAAAGATATATGAACATAGAAAAGTTTTTCCGAATGAACCCATCAAAGCCTATCTTTATGTTAGCAATCCAATTAAAGCGATAACTGGCGTGATGTATCTTAATAACAGGACAGAAATAGAAAACTGGAAAGATATATATTCCTATGATAAAGAGGCAGTAGAAAGAATAGAGGATTATCTGGAACATCATAAATATGCTGTGCAAATCACTAAATTTGAAGAAACAAATGCTATTTCATTGAGCCAATTAAGAATTGATGTTCCAGGATTTGTTGTACCTCAAATGTATTACTTTATTGATGGTTCCCATTTGAAAGAATATCTAGAGCATAATTTAGAGTTTACAGGAAAAGTGATATCTCATGATTTTTCAGCCATCGAAAGCGAACAAATATGTAAATCATAAAGGAGTTTGTATGAAAGAAACGATTAGTAAAGAATTGTGGGATACATTACGTGTTACAAGTAGAGAAATTGAAATAGGAATGGATCCGTTAGAAAGAAAAAGAACAGGCAGCTATTATACTGATCTTAAACTGACAGATGCAATGATGAAAGAACTTGTTTCTGCACTTGATTTGAACAAAAAAAGAATTTGCGATTATACATTTTTCGAGCCATGCGTTGGGGCAGGAAATTTCGTTTTTTCATATTTGAAGGCAGTAAAACCTTTTGTTAATCAAGATGAAGTATTGACATTATTAGGTAATATTTATGTATCGGATGTTAATGAAAGTGCTTTAGAAAAATACAAAAGTTCACTTCAAGCATTCGCATTAGAGTGTTGGAACATTATTTTAGATGATGAATACTTTAATGCACACATTGGTACGGGGCTACTTATCGATGTGACAGCAGAGAAGCTTGAATACATTCCATTGAATAAAGTTTTTGACGAAAAAATAGTTAAAAAAGGATTTGATATTGTTGCTACAAATCCTCCATATAAGAATTTAAAGGCAGAAAAAGGACATTACAGTAATGAAGAGGATTATGAAATCGATAAGAAAAAGTATTCATCAATCTCTAAGATTGTGAGTAAAACTTTTAAATATGCTACGGTTGGGGTTCTTAATCTGTACAAATTGTTTGTTGAAGAAATTATTGACAGATATGCAAACGAAGATGCATTTGTTAGTTTATTGATTCCATCATCAATTTTATCTGATAAAACATGTGAAAGGCTGAGAACACATATTTTATGTGATAGTTCGTTATTGTCTGTAAAGGTGATTTCTGAGGGAAGTGGATATATTGATGCACAGCAAGCGTTATGTACCATGCTGATTTCTAAAGGTGACCAAATTGATACAGTTCGAATCACAAAAGATTATTGTAAGAACCCAAATGAAATTGCATGTGTTCAACTTAAAGATATACTGAATGAAAATACAGGTAATTCTATAATTGCAGTATCCGAGAGTGAATATGAAACGCTAAGAAAGTTAAGAACATTCCCTGTAGTTAAGGATTTACCCTTTATAATTAATTCAAGAGGTGAACTCGATTTAACCGCAGGTAAAAAATTTATAACAACTACAAAAACAGAGTATCCATTAATAAGAGGAAGAAATATTGGTTTCTATAATCTGATTGATAATGCAGAGAGTGAATCGGTACTTTCAGAATTTGTAGAAACAACAAAGAAGAAAAAATACATAGATAAGGAAAGAATAATTTGTCAACAAATAGCTAATATGAACAAGGAGCGAAGGGTAACTTTTGCATACATTCCAACTGGATATGTCCTAGGAAACTCATGTAATTTTATCTCAGTTGGTACAAATGATTATGGTTTAGATATTTTCGCACTCTTAGGATTGTTTAATTCAAAGTGTATAAATTGGTTATTTAAACTTACAAGCAGTAATAATCATGTGAATAATTATGAGATTGATAGCTTTCCAGTACCAATCAACTCAAAATTATTATGTAAAATATCGCATAAGGTTCAAGAACTACTTCAATCAAATAATGAAAAGTTGATTGAAGAAATTGAAGAATTGTCTATGATGGCATATGGATTAAGTGAGGAGGAAGGTGAAAGTAAAATGGATATCAACAAGTTTGTTGTTGAATATCTATTAGCAATCAGGTATATTTTACCGAATTTGTCAGAAGACAATGCAAATCAGATTCTTTTAGGTAAACTAAAAATAGATGCATTTTTAGATGGGCTTGATAAATTTAATGTGAATGTTGCAAAGGGAATAACGAGTAAGTATATATCCTTAAATAAGGGATACCTTTTAAATCATACAACGTTCAAACTGAGTGACTTGGATTTAGAAATGATAAAATCCGTTCCACAAGGTGGCAGTTGGAAAGATATACCAATGGAAACAGTAGTAAAATCTAAACGTCTTAAAAGAATCACAGAAACCGGTGGTAGAACAACTTTATATGGTCGAATTGACTACGATAAACCAAGTTATACTATAACAACATATTTCAATCGACCGGGTAATGGAACCTATGTACACCCAATACATGAAAGAGTTTTGTCCGTAAGAGAAGCGGCTCGTTTTCAAGCTTTCCCAGACAATTATTACTTTTTCGGCAATAAAACACAGTTGTTGAAACAAGTTGGAAATGCTGTGCCAACATTACTGGCATATCAAATTGCTAGAGAAATAAAAAATAAAACTGGATGTAGTAAGTCAATTGATTTATTTTGTGGAGCAGGTGGAATGACTGCAGGATTTAAAGCGGCAGGAATATTATCACTTTTAAGTAATGATATCGAAGAAAGTGCTTGTACTACACTTAAAATAAATAATCCAGAGATACCAGTTTTATGCGGAGATATCACAGCCGTTGAAACAAAAGATATAATTGAAAAAGCTGCATTAGAAGGTCAAGCAGATATTATCTGTGGCGGTCCACCATGCCAAGGATTTTCGATGGCAGGATTTCGAGCAGATGATGATCCAAGAAATCAACTCTTCCGAGAATTTGTAGATATTGTAAAAAGAGTGAATCCTAAAGTTATTGTTTTTGAAAATGTTGAAGGATTACTAAGTTATCAAGGAGGAAAAACATATCGAGAGGTTCATCAATTATTTTCTGAATTAGGATATAATACTGAAGGAAGAACGTTGATGGCAAACGATTATGGTGTACCACAGAAAAGGAAGAGGGTAATCATTATCTGTACAAGAAATGATTTAGGTATTATGCCAGGTGAGTTGTTCCCTTCAGCTATTACGGTTGAGGATGAAAGACAAGTCACAGCTCGTGATACAATCGTAGACTTAGAGAATGTGGAGTGTAGTGAAATTGCTCAATATATCGATTGTGAAGAATCTGACATCCTTCAATTTTTTAAAGGAAAAATTTCTTATGAAGAGTATGTGCTGAAAAAAACGCCAGCTCCTAAGGCGAAAAATCACATGCAAAGTCATGTGGAAGAGAAATTTGTACAATTAACATTAGATTTTGTATAAAAATAGCGGATAGACCAGATTGATTGGACTATCCGCTTAATTTTATAAATTGCTGATGAGGCGATTTTCTATTGTTTCAATTAATCCTTTCACGAGTTTTTTGCCCTCGGAAATACTAATTCCATTTTCAATCGAACGACAAATAGACTTAAGACTATCCTTTTCGCTTTTAGTCAAGTCATTATTGTTGTGGCGATTATCTTTTTCACTGTAGTCATAAACAGAATTTATTGCAATGCGCTTATATCTGTCGGTTTCGTTTTGGTTTCTGTCAGTATAATGACGTGGCTCTTTAGATATAATTTCACCTTTCTCATTGAACTTATATGAGAATTTAAAATAGTCATAATTAGGTTCAAGATAAGCCTTTGTCAAGAAATCTTCTCCATGTTCTGGGCATGAGTCAAGGATATTCAAAAGAATGTACATGAAATTCGCCATGTTTTGCTTGAGAGCATCTCTATAAGTTGTAGGAACTTTATCTTGATTGGTTTGATAGTTCGCACGAATATATTCCCAGATTAATTTAGATTGCCATGACATAGGATATATTCCTGTTCTATTCTGAGTTTCAATGATGCTTTCAATATCTATTACTTGCAAACGATCTCTTTTTGATGAATTATCTCCACCGGGCATCGGCTGAAGATAACGTGAATCATGTACAAAACCAAGAGATATAGGTCCGATATGGTCGGCAGATGTACCATCAAAGAATGAACTGCCCATAAATTGGTTTGCAGCATGAATATTTCCGTCACTCCAATATTCGTAGGCGCGTCTATCTTTTGTGTATGATTTTAAGTTCTCTTTAGAACGACCTTTATCCTGAGTAGCTCTACAGCAACGGTTGTATGTATGGAAGCCATCATATCGATCAGGAAAGTTCGACATTGCTCCTGGTCCTAGACACTTTTTGTCACCTTTTCGGCAAGCATACTCTAATGCATCAATGATTTCGTCTTTTGTTGATTTGTTAGGGTCAAGACCAAGATTTCCTTTCTGGATAAGAAATTTTGAAATATCAACTTTCTTAACGCCTTGGGAGATTAGCTCGTCCCAAATATCAGAAATATGATCACAATCGGTGAAATCACTGTTAAAGGTTTTATTCAGTACTTTAAGAAAATTAGCATTCGGATAATGATAATATAAGGACATTTCTTTCCCGCATATTTGACAAACTTTCCATTTTGTTGGATGAATTTCTAACATTACATCTGCATACATTCCAGGGTAAGTTTCATAATCATCTATAATTCCCAATTCGTGTGCTTTGTTAATACACCAATCAATCCTTTTGCGTCCAATTTCTGATTTTGCTGTAGCTATCCATGCGTAAGAACCATCAGGTTTTTTCTTAATGGGTAATCCTTCGTAGTTGGGATTTTTAACTATATTATCCATATATTTAAGAAAACGCTTATGCCATTGTTTTTCATCTTGAGCCATTATATTTTTTCCTCCTTAGTCTCTTATAGTTTCGAATAAATCTTCAACATTGCAATCAAGTGCTTCTGCAATTTTCATTAAAATATCCATTCGTACAGGTTCGTTTTTTCCAAGTTTTGCTACAGAATTTGCACTGATTCCTGCTTTATCACGAAGATCAGTCTTTTTCATATTTTTATCAATCATTAATTTCCACATTTTGTTATATTGAATCTTCATGTGTTGCATCCTTTCTACCCCATTGTTTACCAAATAATGCGTCACTTTCTGCGTCGAGTTTTAATACCATGTGTTCCTGCAATAGAGTTTTTGTTTCTTTGCCATATTTATCTTCATGGTCAAACGAAATAAAGATTTGTTTAGTTGTTTCTTTAGAATACAGTCCTAACAATCTACAAATATTTTCATCAGAAATATAAGGGAATAAAAGCGAGTCGTGTGCCATAGCAGGTAAATTGGTCAATCTCAAAATACTAAGGTCATAGAATAACATCCCTTTATAATTAGTTCCGGTTCCAGTGTCTCTTGGTGTTTCAAACGTGTAACTGTCAGCTTCATTTATTCTAATAATAGGGTAATTGTCTATTCCCTTAGAAACGTAATCGCTTATTTCTATTAGTTTCTCTTGAATCATTACTTCTATTTCATGAAGAATAATTCGCATATGTTCTTTCAGACGCTCATTAGCTAACTTCTTTTCGTTTTGCAATCTGTTTCTAGTGGTGAAAGCATCGTTTTCGTCTTCGAGTTTATGTATTTTTCTGTCGAGTTGTGTATAGGCATATAGGAATTCTTGACTAAATGCCATAGAAGGTTTGATTTCTTCTAATTGTTTTTGCAATTCATCAACCATTGCTTGTAAAGGTGCAATTTCTTGTAGTGTTTCTTCCTTTGCCTCTATTAGTTCTTCTTCAAGAATCTTTTGAATTTTATTATGGAATTTTTCGATATCCATTAATTTTTTGAAATTTGCTTCAGGGAAGAAATCAGCAAGACTTTTTAAATCGGCTTCAGAAGGATAGACACCTTGAGAAATGTTTAAATTTATAAGGTGTAAGTCACTCTGCTTTTGCTGAAGTTTACCACGAGCATCTCTTAACATTAGTTTTAAATTGTTGATTGCATTGGCTTGCTCAACATCGGAAGACGTAATGTTACTGTTGTTTGATGACTCTAGTTGTTCCTTTTCGTATTTTAAAGAAGCAATAGTCGACAAATTTTCTTCATATTTTTTTGTACCATCAACTGCCGATGGAATAAAATCGTATTTTCTTGCCTTTTTAAATGCCGCAATTCTATCCTCGGAGTCACGAATTTGTTCTTCAAAGGCTTTGATTTCCTCATAACGATTAAAAAGAGTTACAAGAACTTTGATTGCATCTTTTTGTGATTCAGTGCCACCACGGGTTTGAAGAGGTCTTAATTCGCTATAGTTGTTCTTTCCATAAATACGGAAGAAGCGACTGATGGTATTTCTAAATTTTAATCCATCAAAATCAAGATGATACTGATTTGCTAACCAATTAATATATTCCTCTTTTGTTATGGTAGAAGATATCTTGTTGGATTTATCAAGAATGCCAATGTTAGCAGAAGAATTTGTGGATCTAGCAAAACGATAATCGTTGCCATCAAAATTAAAGGTAAAGTAAAATGTATGATTTCCAAGTTCTTTTACAGCATCGCTCTTGGCATAAGTATCTCCACCAAAAACGAAATCAATAATTAGTAATGAAGTTGATTTACCAATAGAGGTTTTTCCCACGTTGCTGCCAAGGACAACATTCAATCCATTGTGAAAACGAATCTTACCACTTGGTCTGTTTTTTGTTTTTAGTAAGTCGCAGTAAATTTCTTTCAACATTTGTATAACCTCCCTTCGTTATCAATATCAATTTTGTTAAGAGCATATAGACAATCAAGTACCTCCATAAATTCCATGGGACTCTTTATTACATTTTTCATACTCAGATATAAGTCTTTAGGATTTGTTGGTTTCTCAAGTGCCGTTAAAAAGGTTGGTAGTTTAGATAAAACACTCTGATTGTACGAGAATAATTTATTTGGTAATAACATCGAACACCTCACATGACTGTACGAAATATGATACAACAATATAGCAAAAGCGAATGTCTTGTTTTGTGATTCTCTGAATTCTCTTTGATAGTTCAGCAAAAATTTGCTCAGGGGTCAATTTAGGATTATTTGCTAATTGTTTGTATGATTCTTTCATTTGAGCTCGAATAAGATCGTCACTATAGACGTTCTTCATCGATAGATTTCGCATAGTCCTTTCTACATATTTGTAATATTTTGCGACATTATTCTTTATGTCATTTACTAAAAAATAGCATTTGTCTTCATCAATTTTTCCTGATATCGATACAGGATCATAAGTAAGTTCTTTTAACTCAGATGGTTTTGCATTTGTAAGATTCTCAATAACTAGATTAATGCCTTTGTTAATATCAATGTCATCAAGAGTTTGTCTAGTACTTCGAGAATCAGCTTGAAGTTTCTTTATTGTTTTTAATGTTTTTTCATCTGACTTTTTATGGGAGAGTGTATAATTTTGAAAACAATCATGACAAACGGCAATAATATTTTCGTATTTTGCTCCTTTTGAATTATCGATAGAGATGATTTCATAATCGGCAACTGTCTGATTCTGTGGTGTAACTGTTTGTAGATGCTTACCACAAAGGGGCATAGAGCATGTGTAATTACAATCATCTAATAGCCCTGATCCAAATGTGCCTTTAGCACGACTTGAAAAAACCTCTCCTTGTCTTATTTTTCTATCGTTTTCCAATTCTGGATTGACAATATATTCTAAGGATTTATGAAAAAGCTCAAATAGGACTTCTGCAACATTTTGAGTAGTAACATTAGTTGAAACATCACAAAATGGTTGAACATCATCAACTAGACCATCTAGGACAATATCATCCCTTTCAGGATGATTGATGGAATCAACAAAATTGTCTTTTGTAAGAACGCCAACAGCAAGCATTCTTGTGGCTAATTTCTTAGTAAGACCTCTATTATAAAATTTTCTTAATGACTCATCTTTGTAACTTTGTTCCGAAGATGGGTCTTTTTTTGTATACCAATCGTCTTCAGGAATAGTGCATAGCATTTGAATGATATTCCTTGTGAACGATGGCACGTCTGCATCCTTCATTAAATGAGGATGGATTGCATGCATTAGTTCTGTAAATAACATATTGCGATTCTCCTCGATTTTGTCCTATTTGTCCTACCATGTCCCAAAGTGTCCAATTTGAAAAGGTGCCATTTTGTATACTAAACACATCAGACACAAGCTATGTAAATATTTTATCAATTTTTCATGCGAATTACAATGAAAAATTTGTAAACACCAATTTTCTTGTCAAAAAGTGAAATAAAAATTGGAAAAAGTAATAGCGTTGTGCTTGAAATCATCAGAAAGCGAGGTGAAACCGATGGCAAAGAACTCAAAACAAACTTCTAAGACAGTTGCTAAAAAAGCAAGCAAAATTCTTAGAGATGGACGCTACAGCAAAACGTCAAAATCTGTAGCAGGCAGTGCTTTAGCACAAACTCGACCTAGTAAAAAGAAATAGGTCAAAAATGTGGCTAGCGAAACGATTTGAATAATCAACCTAGCCACTCCCCAAGTGGGAGAAACGATTAATTAAAAAATAGAAAATCATGTCGGAGTGCGCAATCTTGACAGGATATCTCATAGGTTTCGATTCACTGTAATAAAAACAGTGGACGAGCCGTGAAGAGATACCCTTACTTTGTTGCGCTCTTTTTAGGCTTAACGGGTCTGTGTATCTCTTGCACAGACCTATTTTTATACCCTGTCATGGTTGACCTCCGAGCTAGGAGGCAATCAATGAAATTTTATAAGACAAGTTCAAAGAAAAGAGATACTTACACTTACACATTTACCGGAATTGATGGTAGAGAAGAAAAAATTGTTCTTCGTCCAGGTGAGAACGGAGTAACTGAGGCTGACATCAAAACACTTCATGCTTTAGATGACAGTGAGGTTTATTACAACAATAAAAACTCAAGACCGGAAAGAAGACCGGAAGAAAAAGCAGAAATCAAAGAGTGGGCTAATAAGTTTATTGAAGAAGAAACTGCTAGAAGAGGAGAGGCTCCATCAGAATATGAAATAGCATACAGGGTAGAAGAAAGATTCCCTAAAAATTACAACCTATCACTTGAATACGATTTTGGAACAGATGAATCAGATACCGATTTTGATAAGAGTCGTCTTTTATACCAATTAGCGGTTAACCCAAATTGTGAGGATAGTGAAGATATAGAAAGAGTGCGTGAACTTATTGAAGAACTTACGGACAAGCAAAAGAAAGTAATTAAAAAGGTATTGTATGAAGAAATGAACTTCACTCAGATTTCAAAGGAAATGAAAATCAGCGTCAAGAATGTTTCAAAGCATTATAACAATGCTCTAAATTACATCAAAGAAAACTTTTTTAAATAAATCCTCCTTAAGGGGTAAAATTCGAGCTGTTTTCTTTGCCTGTTACTTGTAAGGGACAATACCTTACAGAAAGCGAGGTAAGGAAAATGGCAATGAAACACAAAATCACAATCAATGTTTCAGACCCCAACGGAAAGAAAGCCAATGTCCTAAAAGCAGCAGATATGCGTTTGCCGTCAAGAATTGCACGATTCTTGTTTGGTGATTTTACACAAGTGTATTTGCTTGCTCCGGGACAAACGGTTGAGTCTGTTGATGTCAAAGAACTAAAGGAAGGAGGAAATGCCTAATGAGTAAATCAAGCGAGTTAGCCTCACAGGTTAAACAGTTAAAGCAATGTGGTGAAATGCTTATTGGTATCGCAGATAGTTTATCGCAGTTATTTTCTTCAGATGAAGAATCACCTGCGCCAAAGAAAACTTTAACATTCGAAGAAGTGCGAGGAGTTCTTGCTACTAAATCAAGAAAAGGTCATACAGCTGAAATTAAAGCAATTCTTACCGAATTTGGTGTAGAAAAACTTTCAGATGTGGATCCATCAAAGTATGAAGAACTTTTGCAAAAAGTGGAGGTGATGTAAATGGCAGCACACGCATTATTGTCTGCATCATCTAGCCACCGCTGGATTAACTGTCCGCCATCAGCAAAATTTAATGCAGAGGCAGAAAAAGTAAATTGTGAAACGAATAGTGATTATGCAAAGCAAGGTACTGATGCACATACTCTTTGTGAACATAAATTAAAGATTGCAATTGGTATGGAAAGCACAGACCCTACAGAGAACCTTAGTTTCTATGACGAAGAAATGGAACGATGTGCAGAAGAGTACAAAAACTTTTGCATATCTGTAAGTCAAGAAACTCAGAAAACTTGTAAAGACCCAGTAATTCTTATTGAGGAGAAACTTGATTTTTCAAACTATGTTCCTAATGGGTTCGGTACTGGTGATTGCGTAATTATTGGAGATGGAACTCTTCATGTAATTGATTATAAGCATGGTCAAGGTGTAGAAGTATCAGCTGAACATAACCCTCAAATGATGTGCTATGCACTTGGAGCATTAAATCTGTTTGATGGGATTTACGATATTGATAGTGTTTCAATGACTATTTTCCAACCAAGAAGAGAAAACATCAGTACATTCGTTATGGAAAAAGATGAACTCTACACTTGGGCAGATACAGTTCTAGAACCAAAAGCAAAATTAGCCTTTGATGGTGAAGGTGAATTTATGGCAGGAGATCATTGTAGATTTTGCAAGGTCAAAGCAATTTGTAGGAAACGCATGGAACAAAATATGGAACTTGCAAAATATGATTTTGAGATGCCAGTAACATTAGAAGATGCCGAGATTTCAATTGTTCTTTCAAAAGTAGATGAACTTGTATCATGGGCAACTGATGTAAAAGATTATGCACTTCAGCAAGCGATGAGTGGTGTTCACTATGATGGATTTAAAGTAGTTGAAGGTCGCAGTGTTCGCAAGTATACCGATGAAGATAAAGTGGCAAAAACTGTAACGAGTATAGGAAAAGACCCATATGAGAAGAAGTTACTAGGAATAACAGCTATGACTACACTTCTTGGTAAGAAGAAATTTAATGAATTACTAGGTGATTTGGTTTATAAGCCAGAAGGCAAACCAACACTTGTTCCGGAAAGTGATAAACGTCCGGAAATCAAAACAGCAAAAGAAGATTTTAATGACTAATAGGAGGAAAAGAATATGTCAAAATTTAATAACCCAATGAAAGTAATTACAGGACCTAACACAAGATGGAGCTATGCAAATGTCTGGGAGCCAAAATCAATTAATGGCGGTGCTCCAAAGTATAGTGTCAGCCTTATCATCCCAAAATCAGATAAGACAACAGTGGATAAAATCAATGCTGCAATTAAGGCAGCTTATGAAGAAGGTCAATCAAAACTTAAAGGTAATGGTAGAAGTGTTCCTGCACTTTCTGCAATTAAGACTCCTCTTCGTGACGGAGATCTTGAAAGACCAGATGATGAAGCATATGCAAATAGTTATTTCATCAATGCCAACTCTCCATCAGCACCTGGAATTGTAGATGCTGATAGAAATACAATCATTGATCGCAGTGAAGTATATAGTGGTGTTTATGGACGTGCATCAATCAGCCTTTACGCATTTAATTCTAACGGGAATAAAGGTATTGCTTGTGGTCTTAATAACTTACAAAAGATTAGAGATGGAGAACCACTTGGTGGTAAATCACGTGCTGAGGATGATTTTGCGACAGACGTAGATGATGATTTCTTATCTTAAGAAAGGGTTTAGGTGAAAAATATGGAATTTTTAGAGACAATCATTTTATTTGTATGTATTTTAGCTTGGACTAGTTTAAGTGTTACTTTGTTAATCGATAGCATTCAAAGTTTTATCTTTGATAGAAGACGAGAAAAAAGAGAACTTGAGTACCATGAAGAACGTATGAAAAGTTTGAAATAATGTAGGTTTGGCGGTAGGAGAAATCTTACCGTCTTACTTTTTAGGAAGGTGGCAAGAAATGAAAAATATCAGTATTGATATTGAAACATACTCAGATGTTGATTTGCAGAAATGCGGTGTCTATAAGTATGTGGAGTCAGAGAACTTTGAAATTTTATTATTTGCATATTCGGTTGATGGCAGTGAAGTAACTGTGGTTGATTTAGCTCAAGGAGAAGAAATACCTATAGAGATTATTAAAGCATTAACTGATGAAGATATTACAAAATGGGCTTTTAATGCCAATTTTGAAAGAGTTTGTTTATCTATATATTTACGAAGATTTTATGAGAATGAATTTACATCATATAGTATTTTGGAAGATACAGTTGGTGATTATCTTAGTCCTGTATCTTGGAAATGTTCTATGATTTGGTCTGCATATATGGGGCTTCCTTTATCACTTGCAGGAGCAGGTGCGGTATTAGGATTATCAGAACAAAAGATGACTGAGGGAAAGGAACTTATCCGATATTTCTGTGTTCCTTGTAAAGCTACGAAAGTAAATGGTGGTAGAACTAGAAATCTACCAATTCACGATAAAGCAAAGTGGGAGTTATTTAAGAAATATAACAAAAGAGATGTTGAGGTAGAAATGGCTATACAAGAAAAACTTTCTAAGTTCCCAGTACCGGATTTCATTTGGGAAGAATATCATCTTGATCAGGAAATTAATGATAGAGGAATTGCTCTTGATTTAGATGTCGTGAAAAATGCTATTTCTTTTAATGAGAGGTCTAAAACAGTACTGTCACATAAAATGCAAGAACTAACTGGTCTTGAAAATCCTAATTCAGTTATGCAAATGAAAGATTGGCTTTCTAACAATGGATTAGAGATGGATAGTCTTGGTAAAAAGGAAGTTGCAGCAGTATTAAAGACAGTGAAAGAACCACTTAAAACAGTGCTTGAATTAAGACAGCAGCTTTCCAAATCCTCAGTTAAGAAATATCAAGCTATGCAAAACGTAGTATGTAGAGATGGAAGAGCAAGAGGAATGTTCATGTTTTATGGAGCCAATCGAAGTGGAAGATGGGCTGGTAGACTTATTCAATTACAAAATCTTCCTCAAAATCATATGTCAGATTTAGCAGATGCACGAGGACTTGTAAAGGCTGGAAATTATGAGGCTATGAATATGCTTTACGATGATATTCCTGATACTTTATCTCAGCTTATTCGCACCGCCTTCGTACCAAGAAAAGGTATGAAATTTATTGTATCTGATTTTTCTGCAATTGAAGCTAGAGTGTTATCTCATCTTGCAGGAGAAAAATGGCGAGCAGAGGTCTTTGCAAATGGTGGTGACATCTACTGCGCATCGGCAAGTCAGATGTTTGGTGTTCCGGTAGAAAAACATGGACAAAACGCTCATTTAAGACAAAAAGGTAAAATCGCAGAATTAGCACTTGGCTATGGTGGTTCTGTTGGTGCTTTAAAAGCAATGGGAGCTCTTGATATGGGACTTAATGAAGAAGAATTACAACCACTTGTGAATATGTGGCGAGAGGCAAATCCTAATATTGTTAAATTTTGGTGGAATGTTGATCGTGCTGTAAAGAAAGCAGTTATTGAAAGAACTCCATCAAAAATTGGGAATATCAGTTTTTTCTATAAAAGCGGAATGCTTTTTATTGAACTTCCAAGTGGCAGAAGACTTTCCTATGTAAAACCTAAGATGGGAGTAAATCAGTTCGGGAGTGAATCGGTAACCTATGAAGGTGTAGGAGCAACTAAGAAATGGGAACGAATCGAAAGTTACGGGCCGAAGTTTGTAGAAAATATAGTACAAGCAATTAGCAGAGATATTTTAATGTATGCCATCAGAACGTTATCTCATTGTTTTATCGTAGGTCATGTCCATGATGAATTGATTATTGAATGTAGTAAGAATGTTTCTCTTGATGCTATTTGCAAGCAAATGGGTAGAACTCCACCTTGGATTTCCGGTATTTTACTTCGTGCAGATGGATATGAAACAGAATTTTATAAAAAAGATTAAATAAATGATTGGCAGGGGTAAAATCCTGCCATTTTTCTTTGCCTGTTATTTAGAGGAATAGTCCTCAAAAAATAACAGGAGGTAATTCTAATGAACGAATTGCGAAAATTTACAAATGCGGAGTTTGGTTCTATCCGCGCACTAACAATAAATGGAGAGCCACATTTTGTAGGAAAGGACATAGCAGAGATTCTTGGTTACAGCAATACCAAAGATGCAATTGCGACTCATGTAGATGAGGAAGACAGAACTGTAATCCAAAGGTCGGAAAACGCGACCTTAGAAATTCCAAATAGAGGATTGACGGTTATAAACGAGAGTGGTCTTTACAGTTTAATTCTTTCAAGCAAGATGCCAAGTGCAAAAAAGTTTAAGAGATGGGTAACATCGGAAGTATTGCCTAGTATTCGTAAATATGGAACTTATGCAGTAGATGAACTACTTAATAATCCCGATATGCTTATTGCTGCTCTTACTCAGTTAAAAGAAGAAAGAGAAAAGGCAAGATTGCTTAAGGAAACAATTGCTATTCAAAATCAGCAAATTGTAGAAATGAAACCGAAGGCAAGTTACTACGATGTAGTTTTGAACTGTAAGGATTTAGTTGCTATTTCTGTAATTGCTAAAGACTATGGTTGGACTGCCAATTATATGAATCAATATCTTCACGAAAAAGGGATTCAGTTTAAACAAGGTAAGAAAATTTGGCTTTTGTACAAAGAGTATGCAGAAATGGGACTTACATCAACGAAAACACATACCTATGGAGGTTCAGACGGAAGCACTCATTCCAAACCACATACCTATTGGACACAAAAAGGACGTTTGTTTATCTACGACTTGCTTAAAAAAGATGGCATCTTACCGATGATAGAAAAAGAGGTGCAAGAGAATGACTAATAAGGAATATAGACCGCTTGTTTACATCTGTAGTAAGTATCGTGGGGATATAAAAACAAATGTAGAAAATGCTCGTAAGTACTGCAGATTTGCACTTGATAACATGACAATTCCTATTGCTCCCCATCTTTTATATCCACAGTTTATGAATGATGATGATCCAAATGAGAGATACTTAGCCGTTCATACGATTAACTATGTACTTTTAGGTAAATGTAGAGAACTATGGGTATTTGGCAAAGAATTCTCTGAGGGAATGCAAAGAGAAATTGATATTGCCAAAAGAAGAAAAATGAAAATCAGATATTTTTCTGAAGAAATGGAGGAGCAAGCATAATGAAATTTACTATTTATACTGCGAATTGTGTCGGTAATCCAGCGAATTCTCTTTATCCAAATAAATCTGAAATCAGTAATAAGGACGATATGCTTGCTGCCATTGCTAGAGATCATGTATGTGCTAAGTTTAAGAACTGCCATCGAAGTGTTGACGATTTCATTTGCTCTGATGTAGAGGTTATGGATTGTGACAACGACCATAGTGATGATTCTAAAGATTGGATTTATCCAAAGATGTATGAAGATTTATTTCCTGATGTCAGTTATATCGTAGTACCGAGTAGGAACGATGGTAAGGACAAAGGAAATAAATCAGCAAGACCAAGGCATCATATCTACTTTCCACATGAGCCAATTGCTGTGGCTGATGAATGTGCCGGCATCAAAGAGAGATTACAGGAAGTTATGACTTTCTTTGATGATAACGCACTTGATGCTGCAAGGTTCATTTTTGGTCATACACCAACAGATATCATTTGGCATGAAGGAACTAGATCGATTGTTGATTTCTTAGATGAGTTGGATTTTGCAGAGTTCGATAATGCCTCTCAAAGTATCAGTGAGGGTTCACGTAACAGCACGATGAGCCATATTGCCGGACGCTTGATTAAAAGGTATGGGAATACAGATAAAGCACATGAAATTTACCTTGAAAAAGCTAAACTTTGTAATCCACCTTTAGAAGATAATGAACTCTCTTTGATTTGGAGCAGTGCTATTAAATTTGGTAAAAAGGTGCAGGCGCAAGAAGGATATATTGCTCCAGAGGATTTTGAAAAAGGATACAGTTTAAAGCCTGACGATTATTCAGATATTGGACAAGCGAAGGTACTTTCTCGTGAATACAAAGGAGAACTTGCTTATACAGACTCAACTGATTATTTGAGATATGACGGTACGCATTGGTCTGAATCAAAGCAACTTGCTGTTGGTGCTTGTGAAGATTTTTTGGATAAACAACTAAATGAGTCATTGGCAGCAGTAGAAAAAGCTAAGAAATCACTTCTTGATGACGGAATAGATAAAGAAATCATTATGGCAGGAGGAAAAACTCTTGAAAAAGCAATTGATGAAAACAGTGAAAGAGCGTTCAAGGAATTTATGATGGCATCAAAATATAACGCATTCGTTATGAAAAGAAGAGATATGAAATACGTAACTTCTGCACTGCAAGCCGCAAAACCTATGCTACTTAAGGAAATTACAGATTTTGATGTTCAGGAGTTTCTGTTAAATACTCCTGATGGTACTTATGATTTAAGGGATGGAAGTGGTAAAGAACATCAAGCGGAAGATTTTATCACTAAGATGACAGCAATTTCTCCAAATGATGTAGGTATGAATTTATGGCTTGATGCTTTAGAAAATTTCTTCTGTAAAGATAAGGAACTTATTGATTATGTACAACAAATCGTAGGTCTTTCTGCTATTGGAAAGGTTTATGTAGAGGCACTTGTAATTGCTTATGGAGAAGGAAGTAATGGTAAAAGTACGTTCTGGAATACCATAGCACGAGTACTTGGAACGTATAGTGGTGCTATTTCTGCAGATGCATTGACTGTTGGTTGTAAACGAAATGTCAGACCGGAAATGGCAGAACTTAAAGGTAAACGATTAGTGGTAGCAGCAGAACTTGAAGAAGGAATGCGTCTAAATACATCAATCGTTAAGCAGCTTTGTTCTACGGATGAGGTTTCAGCAGAAAAGAAATATAAGGATCCATTTAAATATGTACCAACTCACACATTAGTTTTATATACAAATCATCTACCTAAAGTAGGAGCAAATGATGATGGTACTTGGCGTAGACTTATTGTTATTCCTTTTAATGCAAAGATTACCGGTAGTGGCGATAAGAAAAACTATTCTGATTATCTTTATGAAAACGCAGGCGGTGCAGTTCTTTCTTGGATTATTGATGGAGCACAAAAGGCTATCAAAAATAACTTCAAGATTAAAAATCCTAAGGTTGTAGAAGATGCCATCAATAAATATCGTGAAAACAATGATTGGCTTTCTAGTTTTATTGAAGAATGCTGTGAAGTAGATGATTCATTTGAGCAAAAATCAGGAGAGTTCTATCAAGAGTATCGTTCTTATTGTGCGAGAACCGGAGAATATACAAGAAGTACCACTGATTTTTATACAGGACTTGATATTGCGGGGTTTGAAAAGAAGAAAACTAAAGCGGGTGCAGTGATTAAAGGTATCCGACTTAAGTCTGATTTTATGGATTAAACGTAAAGAGTGACGGTCGATGATGGTCTATATATAAAACCCCTTTAGGGCAGAATTTATAGTAAAAATTACCATAAAGAAGAGTTTTAGAAATGAGCGTCATCGACTGTCACCTTATGGCTTTTAGGAGGTAAAAATGCGAGAAAAAGAAATAGAACAAAAACTTGTAGATACCGTAAAAAAGCATGGTGGCATTTGTCCTAAATTTGTATCTCCTGGTTTTTCCGGAATGCCTGATAGAATTGTTCTTCTACCAAAAGGTAAGTTTGCTTTTGTGGAATTGAAAGCACCAAATAAAAAACCGAGGCCTTTGCAAGTGGCTAGGCATAAATTATTGATGGGGCTTGGCTTTCGAGTTTATGTTATCGATGGGATGGAGCAAATTGGAGGTGTTATCGATGAAATACGAGCCACATAGTTATCAGAAATATGCGACTGACTTTATTGAAAAAAATCCAATAGCAGCATTATTACTTGACATGGGACTTGGAAAAACAAGCATCACTTTAACAGCAATAAATAATCTCTTATTTGATTATTTTGATGTACATCGAGTATTGGTGATAGCACCTCTTCGAGTAGCAAAGAACACATGGCCAGAAGAAATTGAAAAATGGAGCCATCTTTCTAATCTTAAATATTCAGTGGTTGTAGGTACAGAAAAAGAAAGAATATCCGCATTAAAAGAAAACGCAGATATCTATATTATCAATCGAGAGAATATTCCTTGGCTTATAGAGAAAAGTAAACTTCCATTTGAATTTGATATGGTTGTTATCGATGAACTTTCTTCTTTTAAGAATTATAGTTCTAAACGATTTAAGTCATTGATGAAGGTTAGACCTAAGGTAAAAAGAATAATTGGACTTACAGGAACACCATCAAGTAACGGACTTATGGATCTGTTTGCGGAATTCAAAATCTTAGATATGGGAGTAAGACTTGGAAGATTTATTGGACAGTACCGAAATGTATATTTTACACCCGATAAAATGAATGGCCCTATTGTTTATAGCTATAAACCTCTTCCTTCAGCAGAAAAGATTATTTATGAAAAAATATCTGACATAACAATTTCAATGAAAGCTACTGACCATTTAAAAATGCCTGAACTAATTGAATGTGAAACAGTGGTGCAAATGTCAGAAAAGGAAAATAAAAGCTATACAACATTGAAAAAAGAACTTGTACTCTCTATTCTGGATGGAGAGATTACAGCAGCCAATGCAGCATCGCTTTCTAGTAAATTATCGCAATTGGCTAATGGTGCAATTTATCTTGAGGATAAGGAATTTGTAACGATTCATGATAGAAAGCTAGATGCACTTGAGGACTTGATTGAGAGTGCAAATGGAAAACCTCTACTTGTAGCATATTGGTTTAAACATGACTTGGAACGAATAAAAGAAAGATTTGAAGTTCGTGAAATCAAAATTTCTAAAGATATAAAAGATTGGAACGATGGAAAAATTCCTATAGCAGTTATTCATCCTGCAAGTGCAGGTCATGGCTTAAATCTTCAAAGTGGTGGTTCAACACTTGTTTGGTTTGGTCTTACTTGGAGCTTAGAACTTTATCAGCAAACCAATGCAAGGTTATATCGACAAGGTCAAAATGACACAGTTGTTATTCATCACATCATTACTAAAGATACGATTGATGAAGATATCTTGAAAGCATTAAAACGAAAAGATAAAACTCAAAGCAGTTTAATCGATGCAGTAAAAGTAAAATTGTAAATCAAAGACAAAAATTGACAATCCGAGGGAAAGAAAAATCGGAGGTGTCAGATATGACAGCAAAAGAATTTTTAAATCAACCGTTTGAACTACAAAGGCTAATTAAAATAAAAGAGAAGAGAATACAGTGTTATCGAGAACTTGCAAGTTGTCCGGCATCACCAAGTTTTGAACCACATTACGCAGCTACAAGAAATACTAAAGCACCTTTTGAAAGGTATCTTGAGAAAATAAATGTTCTAGAAGAAGAACTCATAAATGATTATGCAAAGCTAGAGTATTTAAAACATGAAGTAGATGTGGCAATTGATGGTATGGAAGATCCAATAGAAGAATTGGTACTTAGGTATCGATATTCTAAACTTATGAAAATTGAGGACATTGCAAGAGAAATGAACTATTCGCATAGATGGATAAAGCGTGTTCATGCTAGAGCTTTAGAGCATTTTGAAAGAAGCCACCCTAGTTCACCCTCAGGCCACTGTTAGTTCCTAAGCGAAAGTAGTAAAATGGTATTGTAGAAAAATATATAAAAAGCAGAGCCTTTGTTGGAGCAATCCTTCAAGGGCTTTTCTTATTGTGTAGTTGTTTTAGTTGTATACAACAACACAATAAAAACAACTAAAAAGGAGGTATAAGCTTGCCAAGAAAACCGAAGAAACCCTGTGGCTATCCTGGTTGTCCCAATTTAACCGATGGAAGATACTGCAAGGAACATGAAAAGGAAATGAATTATAACTACGAGAAGTATGGTAGAGATAAAGCTGTACGCCGTAGGTATGGAAGAGCATGGAAAAGAATCCGTGATAAGTATGTTAAAGAGCATCCGTTTTGTGAATTGTGTTTTGAAAAAGGAATCATTGTTCCGGTAGATGAGGTTCATCATAAGTTACCGCTTGCTGAGGGTGGAACACATGATAGAAGTAATCTAATATCACTTTGTAAATCATGTCATGCAAAAATTCATGGAGAGCGTGGAGATTATCAAAATGGCAAAAAACATAGAATTTATGAATATGAAGGCAAAGCCTAGGGGCGGTCAAAATCTTAAAAATGTGGAGTCCCTGGGGAACGGCGTGGGGTCTTCTATGTAAAAAAAGCGTATTCAAAAGGGTAATTAAAGGAGGATGACGAGACGTGCCTACAAAATCAAATAATATAGGCGGCCGTGGTGGTACAAGACCGGGTGCAGGTCGTAAAAAATCAGCTGTAAAAGATAAAGCAAACAGTGGAAACCCCGGTGGTAGAAAATTAGAAATTTTAGATATACCAGATGTCGAAGGTGTGGAGATGCCAAAGCCACATGATTTCTTATCTGCAAAACAACGTGATGGAGAAGAACTTCAAGCATCAGATATTTATGAAGAAACATGGCAGTGGCTTAAAAAGATAGGATGTGCATCAAAAGTATCCCCTCAGTTATTAGAGAGATATGCGATGTGTTCTGCTAGATGGATCCAATGCGAAGAGATGACCAATAAATTAGGTTTTCTTTCCAAGCATCCAACAACAGGCAAACCTATACCATCTCCATTTATTAACATTGGCATTAACTATATGAACCAAGCTGTAAGGTTATGGAATGAAATATTTCAGATTGTAAAAGAAAACTGCAGCACCGATTATGATGCTGCTGCACCACAAAATGATTTGATGGAACGCTTATTAAGAGCAAGGGAAGGAAGATAAATATGATTGAAAAAGTAAATCCAAAACATCCAGATAAAATCGCAGATAGAATTGCGGGAGCAATTGTAGATTTAGCTTATGTAAAAGAAGAAAATCCAAAGATTGCAGTTGAAGTCTTAATCGGACATGGTGTGTGCCATGCGATTATCGAAACATCAGCAATCCTTGATGTAAAAGAAATTGAAGATGCAATTACTCGTATTGCTGGGAATGTTACGTCAGATATAGTGATTGTTCCTCAAGATACACAGCTTGCTAAGAATCAAGAAGAGAAAATCAAGTGTGGAGATAACGGAATCTTCAAAGGTGTACCTTTAACATCTGAACAAAAAATGTTATCCGTTATCGCAAATGAAATCTATGACGCTTACCCATACGATGGAAAGTACATTCTTGATGGAGATAGACTTATCATTTGTCAAAGTAACGCAAAAACCACAGATTTAAAATCTACATATCCAAATGCTCAAATCAATCCTCTTGGTGATTGGACGGGTGGAACTGATGTTGATACAGGTGCAACTAATAGAAAACTTGGTTCTGATATGGGGGATTCAGTTACAGGTGGAGGACTTCATGGTAAGGATTTATCAAAAGCAGATGTATCTGTAAATATATATGCATTCTTAAAAGCACAAGAAACAGGAAAAACTGTGAATCTTGTTTGTGCAATTGGTGATGATACGATTGATGGAAAACCGTATAGTGAAATCGTTGAAATCGCAAGAGAGTATATTCACTCTGTTGGAGGGTTTGAGAAATTTGCAGAATGGGGTCTTTTTTAGGAGGTGGCTATATGGGTAAAACAACAACAGAAATGAAACTTGTTGAAGTTTCAAAGCTTATTCCTTATGTCAATAATGCAAGAACCCACTCTGCCGAACAAGTAATGAAACTTCGTTCTTCTCTTCGTGAGTTTGGTTTTATCAATCCGGTTATCATTGATAGAGAATTAAATGTTATTGCAGGTCATGGAAGAATCATCGCTGCAAAAGAGGAAGGAATCAAAGAAGTACCATGTGTGTTTGTTGATTATTTAACTGAAGCACAAAAGAAAGCATACATCTTGGCAGATAACCGAATGGCGATGGATGCAGGTTGGGATGAAGAATTACTTCGTATTGAGATTGAATCTTTACAAGGTGAGGATTTTAATATTGCCTTAACCGGATTTGATGAAAATGACTTAGCTGAGTTATTTGGAAATGATGATACTACTGATGTGGAGGATGATGATTATGATTTATCTAAGGCATTGGAAAAAGCAGCATTTGTCAAACGAGGAGATGTTTGGACTGTTGGAAGACACAGACTTATGTGTGGTGATGCTACAAGCGAAGAAGATGTATCTACTCTAATGGATGGAAAGAAAGCAAATCTTGTTTTAACCGATCCACCATACAATGTAGCATTTGAAAGTTCAGATGGTCTTTCGATTAAAAATGACAAAATGAAAAGTGATAAGTTTTATGAATTTTTGCTTTCTGCATTTAAAAATATGGCAAACCATTTGGAAAAAGGCGGTGCTGCATATGTGTTCCATGCAGATACTGAAGGACTTAATTTTAGAAAAGCATTCATTGATGCCGGATTTCATTTGTCCGGATGTTGCATTTGGGTAAAAAACTCACTTGTCTTAGGACGTTCTGATTATCAGTGGCAGCACGAACCGGTGCTTTATGGCTTTCTTCAAAATGGAAAACACTACTGGAGCAAGAACGCAGGAAGAAGTCAAACTACAATATGGAATTTTGATAAGCCAAAGAAAAATCAAAATCATCCAACTTCTAAGCCGTTAGATTTGCTTGCTTATCCTATTGGAAATTCAAGTCAGGAAAATGCAATCGTTATTGATACATTCGGTGGCAGTGGTTCTACTTTGATGACCTGTGAAAAAACAAATCGTATTTGCTATACGATGGAACTTGATGAGAAATATGCATCAGTCATCCTTAGAAGATATGTGGAAGATACAGGTAATAGTGATGATGTCTTTGTTATTAGAAATGGTGAGAAGATTCCATACTCTGCTTTAGTAAAAGAAGTTGAGGATGGTGATGAGAAAAATGAATAAATTAACACTAGGAAGTTTATTTGATGGTTCAGGTGGATTTCCATTAGGAGGCTTGATTTCCGGAATTACCCCATTGTGGGCATCGGAGATTGAGCCTTTTCCTATTCGAGTCACAACAAAAAGAATGCCGTTTGTAAAACACTATGGTGACATTTCTAAAATGAATGGTGGAGAAATAAAACCGGTTGATATTATCACATTTGGTAGTCCTTGCCAGGATATGAGTATTGCAGGAAAAAGAGATGGCTTAGGAGGTTCTCGCTCTAGCCTTTTCTATGAGGCAATACGAATCATTAAAGAAATGAGGTGTAAAACAAATGGAAAATATCCAAGATTTATCGTTTGGGAAAACGTGCCAGGAGCATTTAGTTCCAACAAAGGAGATGACTTCAAAGCAGTCATTGAAGAAATCTGCAAAATCAAAGATGGACTATTGTCAGTGCCTAAACCTACAAAGTGGAGCAATGCAGGAAAAATCATGGGAGATGATTTCTCAGTCGCTTGGCGAGTGTTTGATGCTCAATTTTGGGGAGTACCCCAAAGAAGAAGACGTATCTACCTTGTCGCAGATTTTGGAGGTTTCAGTGCAGGAAAAATATTATTTGAGTCAGAAGGCTTGTCTGGGTATTCTTCGAAGAGCATCTCTTCGTGGAAAGACACTACCTGTGGTACTAGAACAAGCATTGAAGATGCAAGCAATAGCGTAGTGTTTGAAAATCATGGCCAAGATACTAGGTTCAAAGAATTAGAAGAAATAGCACCAACTGTACTTTCAACTTATGGTACAGGCGGAAATAATCAGCCTTTCGTTGTTTCGAATGTGAAAAGCTTTGATGTGAGATTAACTTCGGAAGGAACAAAGAATGCTCGTGCTAATGTATATGAAACGGATGTATCTCGAACTCTTGATACCGGAGGAACTACTCCTGATAGAAATCAAGGTGGTGTTGCAGTAGTTTCCTATGGTATTGGCAGACCTGCTATGAATCAAGGATATAATGCAAAGTTCAGTTTCCAAGTTGAAGAGGAAGTTGAACCTACCATTGTAGCTGCCGGAGCTAGTGGTGTTGCTCATCCGGTTTATAGTTCAAGCAAAGCATCTTTTTTTACATTAGCTGAAGAAGAAAAAGCGAACACTCTAGTTGCTACAGACTATAAAGATCCTCCGATTGTAAACGAACCTCACTACATAGTTAGAAGACTTACTCCTACAGAATGTGCAAGGCTTCAAGGTTTCCCAGACTTTTGGTGCAAGAATCTTGAAACAGAAAATCCTACAGATGATGAGATTAGTTTTTGGAGAGATGTTTTTGAAACGCATCGATTAGCAATTGGTAAAAGTACAAAGCCTAAATCAGATAATCAAATAATGAAATGGCTTAAAAATCCTCACAGTGATTCTGCAGAATATAAGATGTGGGGCAACGGTGTGGCTCTTCCTAATGTAGTATTCGTTTTATCTGGAATTGTATGGGCTACACAATTAGAAGAGTGATTTTTCCTTTATTATTTGTACACATTATTATGTGAATTAACTTGCTATTTACTCCCTTTAGAGTGATATATGTAGTACCAAGAAAAGGAGGTGTCATAAAGATGACAGCAAAGAAAGGTTTAGATGCAATTTCAAAAAGAACCTTAGAACTTTGGTACAAAGTAAATGAAAAGTATGGTGAGCACGTTTATACCCTTGGCGTAAATGGGAATGACAAAGTTGTTCTTTCAAAGGGATATGGCAAAACCATCGCACTTGGTACTACTGAGGTAAACAAAGCACTGAAAGAATTATTAAAAACAAAGGGAGGACAAAATCATGATTGTTAATTATCACGCAGTAGATCGTAAAGTATTAGTTAAAGCAATCTCAGACATTACAGGTGCTAAAGCAGTATATAAATATATGCCGACTTGTGCATACGAGATTGATTATTTCACGGTCACAAAAGAAGGTAACCTAGAATTTGATGACAGAGCTGATAGTGAAGAAGTTGAAAACTTGCTAGAGGAACTTGCACAAAGAGGCTTTATTTCAGAGTCCAATGAAGAAACTGCTGAAACAGAAAAAGACCCACACAGCGAAAATGTGGGGCTTACGGTTGCAGTTCCTAAGCATGAAGTGAATATCGATAAGTTGGATGCATTACTTGATGCGAAAGGATATTTAATTCAGAAGGCATTAGGACTTGAACATCTAGAATATGAGATAGGTGCTTATGAAGTGAGATTCCCTTGGTTTGAAGAAATCAATCCGGATGAGGCAATCTCCTACACCAAATTCATCGAGGCATTATGTAAAATGACGATGAAACAAAAACGAATCAATGCCACAGAAAAAGCAGTCACAAATAAAAAGTATGCATTTAGATGTTTCCTTTTACGATTAGGATTTATTGGTGATGAATTTAAGGCAGACAGAAAAGTTTTACTTAAAAACTTAAGTGGTTCTTCAGCATTTAAAGATGGTGCAAAAAAGGAGGTAAAAACAGATGAGATTTCCAAGTAAAGAAATTGTTGAGGGGGTAAGAAAACAGTATCCAACAGGAACAAGAGTTAAACTTACCAAGATGGATGACATCCAAGCACCACCGATTGGAACAAAAGGTACAGTTATTGGCGTTGATGATACGGCAAGCATTATGGTTGCCTGGGATAACGGATGTGGTTTGAATGTTGTTTATGGTGAAGACTCCTGTAGAAAGATTGAGGGTTAGAACTATGGATCAAAAGATAAAGGAGCAGATACTTCACATAAGAGATACGGGTCTTACAAATATGTTTGATATTTACATGGTTCAAAGACTGGCGTATGAAAATGACTTCTATGAATTAGTAAACTTCATCGAGGAAAATAAAGAAGAATATGTGCATTTTATCCTTTATGGAGATGACTAAAAATTATCAAAAAAAACACACTTTTTCTCGATATATAACTTGCTATTATGTGCTTTTAGAGTGATATATAGTGTAACAAAAGAAAGGCACAGGTGAACGAAATGAAGAAAATTAGAAGATTTGAAGGAGCAATGTCAAACCCTGAAAACAAAGGAAAAACATTTGATGAGCTTGGAATCAACCACACAACATTCAGAGCTTACAGAGATTGCATGGAAGTTGGAAACGAACTTATCGATTTCAACGATGTGATTTGGGAAAGAGACATTCCGGCAATTGCAGAAACCTTAAGAGTAGAAGAAATTAAGGAATTTACAATCAGCTCAACATTTTCAGGATTAATTGAAACCTTAGCAGAATTCGAAAAGTACGGTATCAAAATGAACGGACTTACAGAAGTTAATGCAAGATACACAGATTGGAGTACCGGAGAATACAAGAAGATTCCGGCAATCAAAATGATGATAAAGGAGGCATAAACAATGTGGAGCGAAGGAACAATTGGAATTCCAACTGAAAATGGAAAATACAAAAGCGTTAGATATTGGGTGAAACATTATGAAGAACCTAGCGAAGATTATGGAATTGAAGGTGGTAAGATTTCAAAGTTAACTCTTAGAATGGATGGAGAAGAAATCTTAAACTACGATAGAGGTTGGGATATCAAGCCAACTTGTAAAGAAGCAGAATACGCACTTGCAATTTTAATGAAGGAATACAACTAAAAACGAAAGCAATTAAAGATTGCCGAGTATGGAGCCAAAAGGCTCTGTATCTCGTATATGGAAATGGCGGTCACTTGTGGGTGGCTTTTTATTTTGCCTTGGAGGTGATTATTATTCGAAAACTAAAGAAATATGTACCGACAAAGTTTATGGCAGATACTTCTTACTACAGTAAAGACATGGCCGATTTTGCCGTCAGTTTTATTGAGCAGCTTTGTCATACAAAAGGAACATGGGCAGGAAAGAAATTTGAACTTATAGATTGGCAAGAACAAATTATTAGGGATCTATTCGGTGTTCTAAAACCGAATGGATATAGGCAGTTCAATACTGCGTATATTGAGATTCCAAAGAAACAAGGAAAATCAGAGCTTGCAGCTGCCGTAGCACTTCTTCTTTTATGTGGTGATGGAGAAGAACGAGCAGAAGTATACGGATGTGCAGCAGACAGAAACCAAGCAAAAATAGTATTTGATGTGGCAGTGGATATGGTGAAATTCTCTCCGGCTTTAATGAAACGAGTTAAGATACTTGAATCACAAAAGAAAATCATCTATAAGCCAACCAACAGTTCTTATCAAGTGCTATCCGCAGATGTAGCCAACAAGCATGGTTTTAATACTCATGGGGTTATTTTTGATGAACTTCATACTCAACCAAATCGAAAACTTTATGATGTAATGACTCAAGGAAGTGGTGACGCAAGAATGCAACCACTTTATTTTCTTATTACAACAGCCGGAAATGATACCAATTCTATCTGTTATGAGATACATCAAAAAGCACTCGATATTGCTGCAGGAAGAAAAATAGACCCTACATTTTATTCAGTAATTTATGGGGCTGATGAAACTGAGGATTGGACAGATCCAAAAGTGTGGAAGAAAGCAAATCCATCACTTGGAATTACAGTCGCAATGGAAAAAGTAAAAGCAGCTTGTGATAGTGCTAAGCAAAATCCGGGAGAAGAAAACTCCTTCAGACAGTTAAGGCTTAATCAATGGGTAAAACAATCTATTCGTTGGATGCCAATGGAAAAATGGGATATGTGCAAAGAAGTAATCAGAGAAGATGATTTGCTAGGTAGAGTTTGTTATGGAGGACTCGACTTATCATCCACAACAGATATTACTGCTTTTGTTTTAGTTTTCCCTCCAACTGACGAAGATGATAAATACATCATACTTCCATATTTCTGGGTTCCGGAAGATACCCTAGAACTTCGTGTTAGAAAAGACCATGTCCCTTATGATTTATGGGAGAAAAAAGGTTATCTGCAAACAACGGAAGGAAATGTAGTTCATTATGGTTTTATTGAAAAGTTTATTGAAAACTTGGGAGAAAAATTCAATATTCGTGAGATTGCATTCGATAGATGGGGTGCTGTTCAGATGGTTCAAAATCTAGAAGGAATGGGATTTACTGTTGTTCCATTCGGACAGGGTTTTAAAGATATGTCCCCACCTACTAAAGAATTAATGAAATTAGTTCTTGAGAGAAAAGTTGCTCATGATGGTCATCCTGTTCTTCGATGGAATATGGATAACATCTATATTCGAACAGATCCGGCCGGCAATATTAAAGCTGATAAAGAAAAATCCACAGAGAAAATTGATGGTGCAATCGCAACCATCATGGCACTCGATAGAGCCATTCGCTGTGGAAATGAAATATCTGAATCTGTTTATGATACTAGAGGTTTACTTGTTTTCTAATTTCTTGATTACAAGTTCTCCCTCTTTACATTCTACTGTAACTTTATCTCCTTGATGAAAGCCGTAGTCCCCTAGCCATTTGCCATTAATTCTAATGGCAGGAACTTCGCTTGAATCATGACCACTGACGGAAGATACAGTTAATTCTCTTATAGGTTTAATTTGACGTTTTCGTGGAGCCTTATCTTTTCCGCGAGTATTTTTAAGTGAATACGATGGATACATAAAACTTGTCCTTTCTTTTAAATTTTGTGATGGAGGAATGAAATGAATATTTTTTCAGGATTATTTAAGACTAGAGATGCACCTAAGAACAGAACTAGTGGTAGTGCATACTCGTTTTTTATGGGAGCGAGTACCGCTGGGAAAAATGTAAATGAAAGAAGTGCCATGCAGATGACTGCAGTTTATGCGTGTGTAAGAATTCTTTCAGAGGCGATAGCAGGTTTACCTCTTCATCTTTATCATTATAACGAGGATGGAGGTAAAGAAAAAGCAATAAACCATAATTTATATAAAATTATTCATGATGAGCCAAACCCGGAAATGACAAGCTTTGTGTTTCGAGAAACACTCATGACACACTTGCTTTTGTGGGGCAATGCTTATGCTCAAATTATCAGAAATGGTAAGGGCGAGATTATTGCACTCTACCCCTTAATGCCAAATCGAATGAAAGTCGATAGAGATGAGCATGGAACTCTTTACTATGAGTATATGGTAAGTCAAGATGATGCGCCTACAAATAAAGGTTCATCAGTAAAGCTATCACCTGATGAAGTAATGCATATCCCAGGACTTGGATTTGATGGATTAGTAGGTTATTCTCCGATTGCAATGGCTAAAAATGCGATTGGTCTTGCCATTGCTGCAGAAGAGTATGGATCTAAGTTCTATGCAAATGGTGCAGCACCCTCCGGTGTTCTTGAACATCCGGGGACTTTAAAAGACCCATCGAAAGTAAGAGATAGTTGGTCGCAGACTTTTGGAGGAAGTTCAAATTCTCACAAGGTTGCTGTGCTCGAAGAAGGAATGAAGTATACACCGATTTCTATTTCTCCAAATGAGGCACAGTTTTTAGAAACAAGAAAATTTCAAATAGATGAGATTGCTCGAATTTTCAGAGTCCCACCTCATATGGTAGGTGACCTTGAAAAGTCGAGCTTTTCTAATATTGAGCAACAATCTCTTGAATTTGTTAAATACACCCTTGACCCTTGGGTTTCAAGGTGGGAGCAAAATATGTGTCGTTCTTTACTAAACGATAATGAGAAGAAAGAATATTTTATTAAATTTAATGTAGATGGATTACTTCGCGGCGATTATCAAAGCCGTATGAACGGATATGCCACAGCCAGACAGAATGGATGGATGTCAGCAAATGATATAAGAGAACTAGAAAATCTCGATAGAATCCCAACGGAACTTGGCGGTGATTTGTATCTCATTAATGGCAACATGACCAAACTTCAAGATGCCGGCATATTTGCAAATAATCCTAAAACATTAAATGGAGAGGAGGAAGGAAATGAAGAGCAAGAAGTTTTGGAACTTCAAGAATCGAAAGATTCAAAACCAAGAAAGCGAAGAAGTAACAGAGAGAATTCTTGAACTTTACGGCACGATAGCTGAAGAGTCATGGTTCGATGATGATGTTACTCCTAAACTTTTCAATGAAGAGTTAAATTCTGGAAGTGGAGATATCACGGTTTGGATTAATTCACCCGGTGGTGATTGTGTAGCTGCTGCTCAAATCTACAATATGCTTACTGATTATAAAGGAAATGTAACAGTAAAAATTGATGGTATTGCAGCTAGTGCAGCATCGGTAATTGCGATGGCAGGGAATAAAGTGCTTATGTCACCAGTATCCATGATGATGATTCACAATCCTGCTACATTTGCATTTGGTGATCACGCTGAAATGCAAAAAGCGATGGCAATGTTAGATGAAGTTAAAGAATCAATTATCAATGCTTATGTTATTAAAACGGGTTTATCTAGGTCAAAGTTAAGTCATTTGATGGATGCAGAAACTTGGATGAATGCAAACATGGCCATTGAACTTGGATTTGCTGATGACATGATTACAAAAAATGAACAAGAAAAAGAAAGCATTGAAGGTCTAAACAACATGACAGATTCAATGCTTTTTTCACGTACTGCTATCAGTAATACACTCCAAAACAAGTTAGAAAAACACTATGGAGTGTCAAATGAAGATGTAACAAAACAGGCAGAAATCAAAGTTCCTAAAGTTAAAGGAACATCTGCTAGTGAACTCAAAGAACGTTTAAATTTCATGAAACGATTTATTTAAGGAGGAAAAAATCATGACTATTAAAGAACTTATTGAGAAAAGAGCAAAGGTATGGGAAACAGCAAAGAACTTTGTTGAAACCCATGAAAAAGAAGGTGTTTTATCTGAAGAGGATACAATGACCTATAACAAAATGGAAAAAGGAATCGAAGATTTGACCATGTCTATTGAACGTCAGCAACGTGCATTAGATAGAGATCATGAACTTAGCAAACCTATGAATTCTCCAATTACAGGAAAACCTTATGTGCCTGAAATGGACGATAAGAAAATGACAGGTGTGAAGTCAAAAGAATACAAAAACGCCATGCTTTCTGCTATGCGTTCTAATTTCCGCAATGTAAGTAACATCTTGCAAGAAGGTGTAGATGGCGATGGTGGTTATTTAGTACCTGAAGAATACGATAAGCGTTTGATTCAGGTGCTTGAAGGAGAAAACATCATGCGTGGTCTTGCGACAATCATCACTACTTCTGGTTTGCATAAGATTAATATTGCAGCTACAAAACCTGCAGCAGCTTGGATTGAAGAAGGCGGAGCACTTACTTTTGGTGATGCAACTTTCGACCAAATCAATCTTGATGCCTTTAAACTTCATGTAGCAATTAAAGTAACAGAAGAACTTTTATATGATAGTGCCTTTGGACTTGAAAACTACATCATCACTGAATTTGGTAAGGCGCTTGCCAATGCAGAAGAGGATTCTTTCCTTAATGGTGATGGTAAAGGAAAGCCTACAGGCATTTTCGCAGAAACCGGAGGTGGTCAAGTTGTTAGTACATTAACTGCAGCAATTAAGTCAGATGACCTTATTGATTTAGTATATGGACTTAAGAGACCTTATCGTAAAAATGCGTCTTTCATCATGAACGATGCTACACTTGCTTCACTTAGAAAGTTAAAGGACAACAACGGAGCATATATTTGGCAGCCATCATATAAAGAAGGAGAACCAGACAGGGTGCTTGGTTATGCAGTTCATACTTCTTCTTTTGCACCTGAAAATGCGATTGCTTTTGGTGATTACAGTTACTACAACATCGGTGATCGTGGTTCTCGCTCATTTGCAGAACTTAGAGAATTGTTTGCTGGTAATGGCATGATTGGTTATGTTGCAAAAGAAAGAGTCGATGGAAAGCTTGTACTTCCAGAAGCAGTTAAGATTTTGAAGTTGAAATCTGAATAATAATTTAAAGCAGTGTTGTTATGTGATGGCACTGCCTACATTTATTGAAATGAGGTGATGATAGTGATAGTTGATTTAGAAGAAATGAAAGGCTATCTAAGAGTTGATTTTAATGATGATGACTTATTAATCGAAGAATTTATTACTACAGGAGAAAACCTCTGTGCGGATATAGCAAGATTATCTGTAGATGAACTGTCTGATATTCCATCTTCTAAGATTGCGGTGATGTATGCAGTTGCTTACTTGTATGAACATAGAGAAGATGCTGACCATCATGCACTAACATTGTCACTTCGAAGCCTGCTTGAAGGAATACGAAGGAGTGAGTTTTGATGGATATTGCATTACTTAATGTTCGTATCACTTTTCAGAAAAATGAAGTAATAGTTGATGAAATCGGAAATCACAGAAATGTTTGGAATGATGTTTATTCTTGCTATGCAACTGTCAGTGGTGAGGGTGGTTCTGAAAAGTTTTCTGCGGGAGTTCTTGTAGAAGACTCAGATATTTCTTTTACCACTCGATATTGTAATATCCTATCAAACATGGAAACTACTAAAAATAGAATCATTTTTGATAATGAGATATATAACATCATTTCAATTGACCACATGAACTTTAAAAAGAAATCACTGAAATTTAAATGTGAGAAAGTGAGAAATGATGGCAACTAAGATTGATAACCTAGCCAAAGAAATTATGGATGGTTTAAAAGAATATGCAGATTTAGCAACTGACGATGTTAAAAAAGCAGTAAGGAAAGCCGGCAATTCAGTAAGAAGAGATATCTCTGAATCAGCTCCTAAGGATACAGGCAAATATTCTAAAAGTTGGACTGTTAAGAAGACCAAAGAAACATCTAATTCTCTTGAAGTGACTGTTCATTCCAAAAACAGATATCAACTTGCACATCTTTTGGAGCATGGTCATGCTAAACGAGGTGGCGGAAGAGTTGCTGCAAAACCACATATTGCGAAAGCAGAGGAGTCAGCAATTGAGGTTTTTGAAAAAGAAATCGATAAAGCACTCGGAGGTAGATGATGGAAGAAGTAGTTAAAATCTTAAAAGAGATAGGCATTCCTTTTGCTTATGATCACTTTGCAGAGGGAGAAAGTCCATCTCCACCTTTTATATGCTATTTAACACCGGGCACAGATAACTTTGCTGCTGACGGAATAGCATATTTAAAAGTAAATGAAATCAATATTGAACTTTATACCGATTTTAAGGACTTATCGGTAGAAAGAAAAGTGGAATCTGTGCTTGATAAGTTTGGTATTTACTACGAGAAACTTGAAACATGGATTGATAGTGAAAAGCTATTTGAAGTCCTATATTCATTTGAAATGGAGGCTTAAAATTTATGGGTAATAAAATTAAATATAACCTTAAAAATGTCCACGCTGCAAAACTTACAAAAGCAGAGGATGGAACATACACTTATGAAACACCAAAAGCAATTCCAGGTGCTGTTAGTATCAGTTTAGATGCCGAAGGGGATACTTCACCGTTTTATGCAGATGGAATTGTTTATTTTAGAAGTGTATCAAACAATGGATACAGTGGTGATCTTGAAATGGCACTTATTCCTGAATGGTTTAGAACTGAGATTTTAAAAGAAGAACTTGATAAGAATGGTGTACTTGTTGAGAATGCTACAGTAGCGGAAATGGAAAAATTCGCACTGCTATTTGAGTTTGATGGAGATGTTAGATGCATTCGTCATGTTTTATATAACTGTACGGCATCTCGTCCATCTATTGAATCTGAAACAAAGGAAGATACGATTGAGCCGGGAACAGAAACATTATCACTTACAGCAGATCCAAGAGAAGATGGTCTTGTAAAAAGTAGAACAGGTGATTCTACAAGTGAGTCTACTTACGCTGAGTGGTATAAATCAGTATATATCCCTCAAGCTCAAGAAGTCGTCCAAGCGTTAAGTAGGAAAGTAGCAGGAGGTGTTAAGGATGCTTAAGAAAACAATTAATGTTGGTGGTAAGGAAGTAGCATTTCGCTCATCTGCTACAATTCCTCGTCTTTATCGTGCTAAGTTCAAACGTGATATTTTTAAGGATTTAGCAAAACTTGAAAAATCATATGAGGGAGCACAGGCTGATGGAGAAGAATTCGCAATTGATGATTTAGAGATTTTTGAAAATGTGGCTTACATCATGGCTTATCATGCAGACCATACAATTCCTGCAGATATTGATGAATGGTTAGACCAGTTTGATATGTTCTCAATCTATGAGGTATTACCGGAAATTCTTGCACTTTGGGGTACAAATCTTATAACGGATATTGACTCTAAAAAAAACTTAAAAAAAGTAGCAGGGAGATGACAACACCGCTATTCCTCTTGCGAAGTTTAGAGATAGGCTTATCTATTCAAGATTTAGATTATTTAACCATTGGCATGGTTATGGACATTTGGACAGAGAAAGCTAATGACTCTGCTAAGTATGAAAATTTAGCTACGCAAGAGGATTTTGATAAGTTTTAATTACTAATGACTTTTCTGAAAATTTTAATTACAATTGTTGTTATAAGAAATAAAGACAAACAAAGTTTAGGAGGTTCATTAATGTTGTTAACTTACCATGATATATATCAATTTAATTTAGATTTATTTGATACAGTAACCACCAAATATGGGTATACTGATAAAGGTTGGAAAATATTTAAAGAGTATTATAAGGATCCTGATGGGTATGCGCTAGATTCGAGTGGATTTAAAGAAGTTGATCATATAATTTGTACTGTGGATGCATTAATATCAAAAAACAGAATTTATGAACACATAGGTTTTAATGATAATTTCATTGATGAATATATTATTAGCAGACAAACGCCAATTATGTTTTTTCCAAAAGAAAAAGGTGGAATCAATACATCTAGGTATTCAACTTTTGGAGACAGAATAGACTATTTTCTTTTCGATTTAAAACTGTATTGCAATGATGAAAAATGTAAAATGGAGTCAACCTATGAATTACCAAATACAAAATTATGGATTAATTCATTTAATAAGGACTTCAGTAAAATTATAGATTGGCTTGATATTAAAGGGGTATTTGTCACTGATAATTATGATGTGCTCGATTTAGAAAAGAATGATGGTTCTATAATTGAGGAACATAAGGATAACTATTCTAAAAAATGGACAGATTCTTACTATCAAACAGTTAAAAAGAAAATAGAAGATTTCAACAAAAACAAATAAAAATTAGATATATTTTTTAGCATCAATTTGAAAAGGTTGGTGCTTTTTCTATGCTCGGTTATACCGGGCTTTTTTTATGCAATTTTTTAAGGAGGTATCAGCCAATGGCAAACAGAATCAAAGGTATCACTGTTGAAATCGGTGGCGATACCACTAAACTTCAAACAGCTTTAAAGGGTGTAAATGGTCAGATTAAAAACACACAGTCTGCCCTTAGGGATGTAGAAAAACTTTTAAAGCTAGACCCTACAAATACAAACCTACTTACTCAAAAGCAAAAGTTATTAACACAGGCAATTTCAGATACAAAAGAAAAACTAGCTACCTTGAAAGTTGCAGCACAACAAGCAAATGAACAACTCCAAAAAGGAGAAATCAGTCAATCTCAATATGATGCACTTCAAAGAGAGATTGCCGAAACAGAGACAGAACTTAAAAAGCTAGAATCACAGGCCTCAAAGACAAATCAGACACTGACTAAAATCGGTGATGTGGGTACTAAGTTTGAAAATGCAGGAAACAGCATAACCAATGTTGGTAAAAAGGCATCTGTTGCTTCTGCTGCAGTAACGACTATGGGTGTATCATCTGTAAAAACAGCAGCGGACTTTGAATCTTCAATGAGCCAAGTACAGGCTACAATGGGTATTACCAAAGATTCCATGTCTGAAGTTGATGGTCAATCTGTTAATACGATGGATACACTAAATGACCTTGCTAAAACAATGGGTGCTAAAACAGCTTATTCTGCAAGCGAATGTGCAGAGGCTCTAAACTACTTAGCACTTGCCGGTTACGATACTCAACAGATGGTTGATACGCTCCCTACTGTTTTAAATTTGGCAGCAGCCGGTAATATCGATTTAGCTAGTGCTTCTGATATGGTTACTGACGCAATGTCAGCTCTTGGTATGGAAGTATCTGATGCGGATAAGATGGTAGATCAGATGGCTAAAACTGCATCCACTACTAATACATCTGTCGGACAGTTAGGAGAAGGAATCCTTACTATCGGTGCAACTGCAAAAACAGTAAAAGGTGGCACCGCAGAATTAAATACAGCACTAGGCATCTTAGCTAATAATGGTATTAAAGGTGCTGAGGGAGGTACTCATCTAAGAAACGTAATTCTTTCACTTCAAAATCCAACAGATAAAGCAACTTCTCTAATGAAATCTCTTGGTGTGGAGGTTTATGACAGTGGGGGTAATATGCGTAGCCTAAATGATATTTTAGGTGATTTAAATAGGAGTATGGATGGAATGACGGCTGCTGAAAAATCAAATATCATCAGTCAGATTTTCAATAAAACAGACCTTGCATCAGTAAATGCTCTACTTTCAAACACCGGTGATACATGGAGTGATCTTCAAAAGAAAATAGAAAAAAGTGATGGTGCTGCACAGAAAATGGCAGACACTCAGCTTGATAACCTTCATGGTCAACTTACTATTTTAAAATCTGCAGTTGAGGGATTTGCGATTTCAATCGGTGAAACATTGATGCCGATGATAAAAAATATAGTTTCAAAGATTCAAGGTTTTGTAGATTGGCTAAATAACCTTGATGATGGAACAAGACAAGTGATAGTAAAGATAGGACTATTCGTTGCTGCTCTTGGTCCATTTCTTTTGATACTTGGAAGTGTGATTTCAAAAATCGGTGTAAGTATACAGGCGTTTAGTAAGCTGGGACTTAAAATCAGTGAACTTGTAGCAAGTGCTGGAGGTGTATCTGGTGTAATGACAAAGGTGGGTGTAGCAATTGGTGGAATATCTGCTCCTGTGATTGCTGTGGTAGCGATGATAGGAACATTGGTCGCTGCATTTATTCATCTTTGGAAAACGAATGAAGAATTTAGAGATAACATTATCGCTATCTGGAATCGAATAAAAGAAATCTTTACTGGTTTTGCTCAAGGTATTACTGATAGATTAAATGCTTTAGGGTTTGATTTTGAAAACTTCAAAGAAGTTGTATCCGCAATTTGGAATGGTTTATGTGAGTTTTTAGGACCAGTATTTGAAGGTGTATTTTCTCAGATTGCCAATGTATTAGAAGAAACCCTTGGAATTATTACCGGTATTTTGGATGTATTCATTGGAATTTTCACAGGCAATTGGTCACAAGTCTGGGAAGGTGTAAAAGGAATATTTGGCTCAGTTTGGGATTTTATTAAGAACACTTTTACAACTTGCATGAATACAATTCGAGGTATTGCTGATGTCGTTCTAGGTTGGTTTGGCACGTCTTGGAATGAAATATGGATTGGGATTAAGGATTTCTTTATTGGCATTTGGACAGGTATCTCTACTTTCTTTGTAAATCTTTGGGAAGGAATAAAAAATACTGTACAAACTGCCATTATGTTTATTGGTTCAATCCTTCAAGGAGCATTTGATATCATCACATTACCAGTTCGTTTCATTTGGGAGAATTGTAAAGAAATCGTCATCTCTGTGTGGGATACAATCAAATCCAAAGTAACCACAGCTATTGATGCAGTATCTAACACGATAACTACAGTTTTAAATAGCATAAAAATGGTGTTTACGACTATTTGGGAATCAATAAAAAATGTTGTTATAGCTGTTCTTGATTCGATTAAATCCGTAATTACTACCGTTTTTACTTCAATACAGACTTTTGCTATTACCGTTTGGGATGGAATCAAGACAGCTATCATTACACCGATTAATGCTGTAAAAACAACAGTAACAACTGTATTTAATTCTGTGAAGTCAACGATGTCGAGTGTATTTAATATTATCAAAAGTACTGCAACATCAGTATGGAATGGGATAAAAACGGCAATTGTCACTCCGATTGAAAAAGCAAGAGATACGATTAAAGGAATCGTAGATAAAATCAAAGGGTTCTTCAGCAGTATGAAAATATCTCTTCCGCATATTAAATTGCCACATTTCAAAGTTTCAGGAAAGCTATCTATTATGCCACCATCAGTTCCAAAGCTATCGATTGATTGGTACAAGGAAGGTGGTATTATGACTCGTCCTACAATCTTCGGAATGAACGGTTCTTCCCTTATGGCAGGAGGAGAAGCCGGTGCAGAGGCAATTCTTCCTCTTTCTGGTTTCTATAAACAGTTAGAGGCTATGATTTCAAGTCACCTTAATACAGGCGTGATGGAAAAGTATCTATCAATTATTGCAGATAACAGCAGTAAAGGAATCTATCTTGAAGATGGAACTTTGGTTGGTCATTTACTTCCTGCTCTTGATGAGGGACTTGGTAATAAACAAAAACTTACAAGGAGGCTTTCGTTATGATACCGGATATTTATATTAATGATATATCTGTGCTTAGTATGGGATGGATTCGAGAAAAAATAGATTTTCCTATTCCAAAAGCACAAACAGAAACTGTCATTGTACCTGGTAGAAATTCTCCAATAAGATTTAATGAGGCTCTTGGTTCTGTATCACATGAACCGAGAGCTTTTATTATTACTTTATCTATGCTAGGAACTAGAAAAACTTTTGATGAAAAAGTGTTATTAATGGCAAATAAATATAATGGTAAATTCTGTCGAATTAAAACCAGTGAAGAGCCGAATCTTTACTGTATTGGGACGTTGAAACTTAATTCATCTTATGACCCATTAATTTCTAAAGGACAGCTTGTAATTGAATGTATGGATGGTGATAGCTACCGATATCATGCAGAACCTACTGAAGTAATGCAAACCGGAAATGGAACGATAAATCTTAAAAATGATTTTATGCCGGTAGTTCCAACTATCATTACTACATCAGAAACGGTATTGAAATGGAAGATTGGAGAAGATAATTTTCATAAAACACTGAGTGCCGGTACTTGGGTAATGCCTGAATTTGAACTGCATTATGGAAGTAACTCTGTTTCTATTGAAACTACAGGAACAGTTAGTTTCTCCTATAGGGAGGGCTGTCTATGAGTGATTTTAAAGTATATGTTGATGGAAATATCTTTTATCATCCTAATTTATCAAGGCTTGCGATACTAGAAGCACAGATAAAAGAAGATGCAGAAAATATCGACTCATTCACATTATCAGCACCATTTAATCATCCTTATATAAATTTGGTTAAACCGATGTCATCGGTTATTACTTGTAAATATGGAAGTGAAACTATTTTTGAAGGGCGAGCACTTGATGATGGCAGTGATTTTCACAGTACACATACTTGGTTTTGTGAAGGTGCTCTTTCATATTTAAAAGATTCAATACAGCCTCCTTTTGAATATAAAGGAACGCTCAAAGGATTACTCGAATATTTTATTTCTATTCATAATGAAAAAGTGGAAGATAAAAAGAAATTCACTGTTGGAGTTGTAACTGTAGAAGATAACAACGATTATGTTTCATATTCAAATTCTGAGTTTTCAGTAACCCTTGATGCAATTAAAAAGAAACTGATTGATACTCATGGTGGATATCTAAAAGTTCGTTATACCGAAAATGGTAAATTTTTAGATTACCTTGATGATTTTAAAATAAAGTCATTACAAAAAGTAGAATATGGAAAAAATCTGCTTGATGTAGAAATAGCAAGAGATCATATGCAACGAGTCAGTGCTTTGATTCCGCTTGGTGCAAGAAAGAAAATCATCGATGAAGAAGGAGTGGAAACTGAATCGAATGAGAGAGTTGATATTACAGGAGTCAACGAAGGTAAAAACTATATCTATGACGAAGATACAGTAAATGAAATCGGATGGATTTGGGCATCGGAAGTTTGGGAGAATGTAACAGTTCCAAGTAATCTTTTAAGTAAAGCTAGGACTAGACTTTCTAATTTAATTCAAGGAATTACTAGCATTAAGCTAACTATTGTGGACGAATCAGAAACGGGAGTTAATATTGGAAGTATCCATGCAGGAATGTATGTTGAGTGTGTTTCAAAGCCACATGGAATTGATGGAACTTATCTTTGTTTATCAAGAACTAGAGATTATTTAAAACCATCTGGTAATACAATCACCATTGGTGCAAGTGGTGTAACTCTTTCCGATATTAGTGTAAAAAATGATAAAAACCTATCTGCTCTTGAAGATGAATTTCTCTCTAAAACTGAAAAATTGGATTCAATTAACGATAAGCTGACTGAGTTTGATGGAACAGTTCAAGATGTAGGTGCTTTGAAAGAACAAGTCCATAATTGTTTTTCTGAGATAACCAAGACTTCTAATCAGATATTAAGTATTGTGCATGATACCTACATTGATAAGACAGAACTTGAGAGTATTCAAAAAGATTTCCAAACAAGTATCACTCAAAACAGCACAGAAATCAGAATGGATTTTACTGCTGTTACTGATGAGATTAAAAACAATGTGGCAACAAACCAACAGTTGCTAGAAGAGTATATTCGCTTTAAGGGCGCGTTGATTGAATTAGGAAAGATTGGAAATGCATTTACTGCAGAACTTTCTAATGAAGAACTTGCCTTTAAAGAAAATGGACAGAAAATCGCATTTATTTCAAACAACAGTTTAGTTATTACTAATGCAGAAATTAGAAATAAATTATCTTTAGGAAATGAAACGAGAGGATGGTTTGACTTTATTCCAAGAACATCAGGGAATCTCTCTGTAGTATGGAGAAATCCGGAAACTAGATAGGAGGAAATGTATGGCATCATCAGGAAGCATAACGACGAATGAAAAAGAAGGCAGATCCATTACTCTTTCATGGTCGCAAACTAGTCAAAGCGTTGCAAATAACACAACTACGATTGCTTGGACTTTAAAAGGCTCTGGTTCTGCCGGAGGCGGAAGTTGGGTAATGTCAGGTGCTTTTAAAGCAGTCATCAATGGTAAAACTGTATATTCAAGCGATACTCGAATTCAACTTAAAAAAGACCAAGTTATTGCATCGGGTAGTACTACTATCACACATAATTCAGACGGTACTAAGTCTTTTAGCTTAAGTTGTGAGGCAGGGGTTTTTACTTATGCAGTAAGTGTAAGAGCAAGCGGTACCCATACTTTAAATACAATACCAAGAGCATCTTCAATATCAATGGCAAGTGGAGTGATGGGAAGTGCATCTACGATTAGTATTTCTCGTGCATCTAGTTCGTTTACACATACGCTGACATATGCTTTTGGAAATGCTAAGGGAACAATTGTTTCAAAGACAACTGCTACTTCTGTATCTTGGACACCGCCGCTTACACTTGCTCAGCAAATACCAAGTTCTATTTCTGGCAAAGTGACAATTACTTGTACAACTTATAGCGGAAGTACAAGCGTTGGTTCAAAAAGTATTACAGTATCACTTAAAATACCGGATTCAATGAAACCTAGTCTATCCAGTGTTACAGCTACTCGAGTTGATGGAGATGTTCCATCTAGCTGGGGCATCTATGTGCAAGGAAAATCAAAAGTAACACTTACAATTAATGGTGCAACGGGCATTCAAGGTTCAACAATTAGTTCATATAGTATTAGTGGAGGTGGATTTAGTTCTACCTCTTCTTCTTTTACCACAGGTTTTTTAAATACTACTGGAATAATAACTTTTACCGCTAAAGTTACTGACTCAAGAGGTAGAGTATCGGATGCAAAGACGATTTCAATAACAGTAATTGCGTATAGTTCGCCTGTTATATCTTCTTATTCATCACAAAGGTGTAATAGTGCAGGTGTACTTTTGGATGATGGAACTTATGTAAAAGGATTAGTATCATTTAGTTATTCTTCTTGTAGTAGCAAGAATACAATAACTACTTCAGTGTATTACAAAAAATCAACAGAGAGTTCTTGGATTAATGCAAATAAGGTTTTTTCGAGTGGATCATCATTTGTATTTGGCGGAAGTATTTCATCTGAGTATTCTTACGATATTAAGTACACAATATCGGATGCTTTTATTTCAGTATCAATAACAGATACTATTTCAACTGCATCTGTACTTATGGATTATAAAGCGGGTGGTAAAGGAATCGCCATTGGAAAGGTTGCCGAGTATGATAATACTTTTGAAATTTCTGAAAAATGGGATTTTAGAGTTCGTGGCAAAAAAATAATTGATTATATTTATCCGATAGGGAGTATTTATCTATCAGTTAATTCAACAAATCCTACTACTTTGTTTGGTGGTACTTGGGTACAGTTAAAGGATAGATTTTTACTTGGTGCTGGAAACACTTATGGAAATGGTGCTATTGGTGGAGAAACGACAGTTACACTTTCAACTGCTCAGTTACCTTCGCATACTCATTCAATATTAGGAACAACATCAAGTGAAGGAAATCATAGACACAATGTTGTTGCTAATTTTTCTAATGGATCAGGTTCAGATAGTGCATATACATATCATGAGAATAGATCAGCAACTACAACTCGTTATACAAGTTATGCAGGAACACATACCCATTCAATAAACGGGACTGCTCAAGCTACTGGCTCAGGTTCAGCGCATAACAATATGCCACCATATTTAGTAGTTTATATGTGGAAAAGAACAAATTAATAAAGTTAGAATAGGCGATTGTCCAATAAGGATGGTCGCTTTTTCTATATCAAAAATTCTTGAAAAGGAGGAACAAATTTATGAAGGAATTTTGGAATGTAATTCAACTTGTATTTACAGGAATTGGAGGATGGCTTGGGTATTTTCTAGGTGGGTGCGATGGTTTGGTTTTCGCACTTTTATTATTTGTAGTCATCGATTACATCACTGGAGTGATGTGTGCAGTAGCCGATAAGAAATTATCTAGTGCTGTCGGATTTAAGGGCATCTGCAGAAAGGTGCTTATTTTCTTACTTGTCGGAATTGCAAACATTCTTGATGTAGAGGTTATCGGTACGGGCAGTGTTCTTAGGACAGCTGTTATCTTCTTCTACATTTCAAATGAAGGTGTGAGCCTTCTTGAAAATGCAGGTCACTTGGGACTTCCAATTCCAGTAAAAATCAAAGCAGTTTTAGAACAGCTCCATGATAGAGCAGAAAGTGAGGAATAATTTATGTCAAATAGCAATTTAGTATCTTTTACAAGACTTAGTCCTAATCATTCAGGAAGAAGAACTCACGCCATTGATCGTATTACACCGCACTGTGTGGTAGGTCAATGCAGCGTTGAAACTTTAGGTAATATCTTTGCTCCTACATCAAGAGAAGCAAGCTGTAACTATGGAATCGGTGTTGACGGAAGAATTGGAATGTATGTAGAAGAAAAGAATCGTTCCTGGTGTTCTTCTTCAAATTCAAATGACCAAAGAGCAGTAACAATCGAATGTGCATCAGATACAAAACATCCTTATTGGATGAATGATAAAGTCTATTCTACCCTTATTAAACTTTGTGTGGATATCTGTAAAAGAAATGGTAAAAAGAAACTTATCTGGTTTGGAGATAAGAATAAGACTCTAAATTATAGTCCAAAGTCCGATGAAATGGTTCTTACAGTTCATAGATGGTTTGCCAATAAATCATGTCCGGGTGACTGGTTATATTCAAGACTTGGTGACCTTGCAAAACAAGTAACCGTACAGCTAGGAGGTTCTTCTCCATCAACAGGAGGCTTATATAGAGTCAGAAAATCTTGGTCTAATGTGAATTCGCAAAAAGGTGCATTTAAGTCATTTGATAATGCAAAAAGATGTGCTGATTCTAATAAGGGATATTTTGTCTTTGATGAGAGAGGGAATGCTATCTATCCAAAATCAAATAATAAATCAATTGATGAACTTGCACGAGAAGTTATCAAGGGCTTATGGGGAAATGGATCTGATAGAAAAAACAAATTAACATCAGCAGGTTATAATTATGATGCTGTTCAAAACAGAGTTAATGAATTGTTATATGGTTCAACAAAGAAATCTATTGATACAATTGCCAGAGAAGTAATTCGTGGTGATTGGGGAAATGGAACGGATAGGAAGAAACGATTAATCGCAGCTGGATATGACTATAATGCAGTCCAAAGACGAGTAAATGAAATATTGAGTTAGTGTGTATGCCCGTAGGAGATTTTGTTCTCTTACGGGTCTTTTTTTGTTTTAGGGGTAAAAATCGAGATGTTTTCTTTGCCTGTTACTTAGGAGGTGTTTTTACTTATGAACGATATTCAAAAAACACAAATTACTTCTATGAGGGCAAAGGGAGCAGGATATAAGTCCATAGCAAAAGAATTAGGTATTTCTGAAAATACCATCAAATCGTATTGCAGAAGAAATAATCTAACTAGTACTGATGAAATAAAGGTGATTAAGGATAACAAGGTATTTTGTAAAAATTGCGGTGTAGTAGTTAGTCAAAATGACAAAAGAAAAATGAAACAGTTTTGTTCAGATAAATGTAGAATGGCATGGTGGAATTCTCATAGAGATAGGGTTAAACATAAAAAAGTAACAGTTAAAGCATGTCCATATTGCCATAAAGAGTTCGAGGTTTATGGAAATTCAGATAAGAAATATTGTTCTCATGATTGCTATGTTGCCGACAGATTTGGAGGTGGCAGGCGATGAGTAAAGAAGAACTTAACAGTGAAAAACTCTATCTTGCCACTATGAGTATGGTAAAGAAAATGCTTGATGATGGGATTGTATCAAAAGAGGAATACATCATAATTGATACAAAAATGAAGGAAAAATACGGACCAACTTTTGCTACATTATTTGCCGATATAGACTTGATAAATTAAGGCTTTAGAGTGATATATGTACTGAAGAAAGGAGGCCTGTAAAGTGCGAAAAATAACGAAAATTGAACATACAATGCCAGTTATTCAGCATAGAAAAAGAGTTGCTGCTTATGCCAGAATTTCAATGGAATCCGAAAGAATGAACCATTCACTTTCTGCACAAATAAGCTATTACAATAACTTCATTCAAAAGAATCCTGATTGGGAGTTTGCCGGAGTATATGCAGATAATGGTATTAGCGGAACAAGCACTGCTAAGCGTGAAGAATTTAAACGAATGATTGAAGATGCTAAAAATGGAAAGATTGATATTATACTTACAAAATCCATTCAGCGTTTTGCAAGAAATACAGTCGATTTACTTGAAACAGTAAGAGCACTTAAAGATATAGGTGTAGAAGTTAGATTTGAAAAAGAAAATATAAACTCCCTAAGTGGAGATGGTGAGTTGATGCTTTCAATACTTGCCTCATTTGCTCAAGAAGAAAGTAGATCCATTTCTGAAAATGTCAAATGGGCTACAAGAAAAAGGTTTGAACAAGGCATACCTAATGGACAGTTTCAAATCTATGGATACCGATGGAAAGATGATAAATTGGTGATAGAACCGGATGAGGCAAAGATTGTAAAACTCATTTACGATAATTTTCTAAAAGGTTTATCTGCAGAAAGCACAGAAAAGCAACTTGAAGAGATGGGTGTGAAATCGTATAAGGGCGGTCATTTTGGAACTACTTCAATTCGTCAAATCTTAAGTAACCTCACTTATACAGGAAATTTGCTTTTTCAAAAGGAGTATGTTGTTGACCCCATCACTGGAAAATCAAAGAAAAACAAAGGAGAACTTCCACAATACTTTGTTGAGAACACACATGAGCCAATTATCCCAATGGATGTATATAAGCAAGTTCAAGATGAGATAAAAAGACGAAGAGAACTTGGTGTTAGAGCAAATTGGAGTATTCCTACTACTTGCTTTACTAGTAAGATTAAATGCTCCAACTGTGGTAAAAGCTATCGAAGGAGTGGCAAGCGTCAAAGAAAAGACCCAGATAAGGTCTATTACATTTGGATTTGTTTAACTAAATCAGAAAAGGGAAAAAGGTACTGCGATGCTAAGAGCATACCGGAAAATACATTGAAGAGGGTTTGTGCTGAGGTTCTTGGCACTGAGGAATTTGATGAAACTGTCTTTGAAGAAAGAGTGGATAAGATTGTAGTTATTCGTGATGATACGCTTGAATTTCATTTTAAAGATGGAAGTACATATCTTCAAAAATGGAAATCATCAGCAAGAACGGATTGTTGGACACCTGAAAGAAGAAAAGCCTGGGGAGAACTTCATAAGAAAAAATCCACAAACCCAACAAGACATACTGAATTCACGGGTTTTGTGGTATGTGGGAATTGTAGTAATAATTATCGAGGGCAGTCAAACACTTATTCTGATGGAACGAAAGAAAGAACCAGGCGATGTTCAGAATGTTGCGGAAACACTGCGATTAAAGAATCAACTTTGAAAAGGCTTGTTTGTGAAGTGTTAGAGCTTGATGAATTTTCAGAAAAGATAATGGATGAAAAATTAGATAAAGCAGTAGTTTTGAATAAAACTGTTACCTTTCATTTCAAAGATGGTTCTACTAAAACACTAGATTATAAGGAAAAGAAAAAAGGTACTCCTCATACTGAAGAATACAAGGAATATATGAGTGAGTGCATGAAACAGATATGGGATGATGAGCGAAGAGAAAAAATGAGTCAAAGAATGAAAAAACTAAGAGAGGATCGTGGTGATAAATGGCAAAAAGAAAAGTAACTCAGATACCTGCTACTATAAATAAATATACTGCCAAACCGATGGACAGTAAGAAAAAGCGAAAAGTTGCAGGATATGCTCGTGTTAGTACTGACCACGAAGATCAAACTACCAGTTATGAGGCACAGGTTGATTATTATACAAACTACATCAAAAGCCGAGATGATTGGGAGTTTGCAGGACTTTATTCAGATGAAGGAATCAGTGCTACAAATACAAGAAGAAGAGATGGATTCAATCGAATGGTGGCTGATGCACTTGATGGAAAGATAGATTTAATAATTACAAAGTCAGTTTCAAGGTTTGCAAGAAATACGGTTGATTCGCTTTCTACCATCAGAAAGTTAAAGGAAAACAACATAGAGTGCTACTTTGAAAAAGAGAATATATGGACTTTTGATAGTAAGGGAGAACTTCTTCTTACTATTATGAGTTCATTAGCTCAAGAAGAAAGTCGTAGTATTTCAGAGAATGTTACTTGGGGTCATAGAAAACGATTTGCTGATGGTAAAGTCAGCTTTGCTTACAGTCGATTTTTAGGATATGAAAAGGCTGCAGATGGTACGATAGTGGTGGTGCCGGAACAAGCAAAGACAATAAAACTCATTTATAAACTTTTCTTAGATGGACTTACCTTTCATACAATAGCTAAAGAACTTACAAACCGTGGAATTAAGACTCCCGGAGGTAAAGATGTATGGAGTCAATCATCGGTGAAAAGTATTCTTACAAATGAAAAATATAAAGGTGATGCACTTCTTCAAAAGGAGTTCACTGTTGATTTCTTAAATAAGAAGATGAAGAAAAACGAGGGTGAAGTACCACAGTATTATGTTGAGAACAACCACGAGGCAATTATTGATCCACAACTTTTTGACTTGGTACAAGTGGAAATTGAACGAAGAGGAAAAGGAAAATCACGATATAGTGGAATAACAATGTTCTCATCAAAAGTACAATGTGCTGAGTGCGGTGGTTGGTATGGCTCAAAGGTGTGGCACTCCAATGACAAATACCGAAGAGTTATCTATCAATGTAATAATAAGTTTAGAAATAATACAGGTTGTTCTACTCCTCATTTCATTGAGTATGAATTAAAGGAAATCTTCATCAAAGCAGTTAATGAGCTAATAACAGAAAAAGATGAGATTATTGCTAACCTTGAATTGGTAAGACAAGCCTTATGCGACAAAGAGGAATTGCTGAAGAAAAGGGATAACTTAGAACAAGAAATAGCAGTTACAGTTGACATGACACAAGCAATCGTTGAAGAAAATGCAAGGAAAGCACAGAATCAAGATGATTACAATAAAAGATATAATGCTTTGGTGGAACGATACGATAAATTAAAAAGCGAGTATGATGAGATTTGCAGCACCATTTCTAATAAAGAAGCCAAGCATGAACAGATGGGAAGATTCATTACAGTTCTAAAAGAACAAGCGGATATTATCACAGAATTTGATGAAGGGTTGTGGAGTAGCCTTGCAGAAAAGATTGTAGTTAGAAGTAAAGAAGATATTACGGTAGTCTTTAAGGATGGAACAGAAGTAACAGTTTAATATTTACATGACGCACTCAGGCTAAATCCTGGGTGTTTTTTTGCTTTATGTGGAAGTCGCCTAATTGTTATTTGCTGATTTTAGTGGTATAATAAATTATCTTAATAGTGAAATAACTGTTGTTAGTAAAGGAGAACTCATGCTTAAGAACAACATTGAAGTAGATGTAAAGGTAAAATGTATAGAACTAGGAATTACGCAAGCTCAGCTTGCAGAAAACATCAAAACAACAAGTTCATATGTAAATCGTGTCATCAAGAAAAAAGATGGTGTCATTAACAACACTTTCATTAAGATGATGGAAGAATTGGGATATGATATCGAGCTGAATTATGTAAAAAGGACGGAGGAGTAGT